AAAGTAGTGCGTTCTTCAAACCCATACCGCTTCCACAATCTGGCTATAGCGGGACGAGCCATTCCTTGAATCTTTGTTGCTCCAGCATGTCTTAATATGTTGCTCATCTGTTCAAACGTATCTTTATTAGATATTAATTTTCCACCAATAAGCGTTATAAAAGCGACTCGGTTCTTAGGATAATTAGCAAATGACACAGTTGCCGCCCCGTGCACTTGGTTACTATCATCTGTAGCAACTAACAACGTCCATAAGCCCGAAGTCAAAAAACCTTGTACATGGGAAATGTCGTAATTGTCGCTCCACTCAGGTACCGGTTCTCCTTTTTCTAACGCTTCCTTCAAATATGTTTCTACAAAAGGCCAAGTCTGTGCTACGTAATCAATTCCAACTGGCTGAATCTTTAAGTCCATTAGGCAGGCATGTAACGATTAGCTTTAACTGCTGGGGCTTGTTTCTTTTTACCCGTCCTAGCTTTGCGTACTTTGTCCATCATGGCATATAACTGCTTAGCACCAGCATCTGTAGAGCCATTGCCTAAATGAGAGACAACATCAGCAGGAACCACGAACTCCCCGTCAGCCAATCGGGCGGGCTGTTTACCAGCAATAACCCCAGGAATAGAATCAGACATACCATCGCCAGGTCCTTTAAGCATTCTGCCACCATCGGAATACCCTCCTAAAGAAGAAATACCACCGTCTGCCATTGACTTACCTTCTTTAAGGCGCTTTTCCATTTCAATAATGGCATTACCACGACCGTATATATTTTGGTACATTTCAGGGCTTAAACCTTGAGCTTTGGCGGCTTCTAGAATCCCTGCAATACCACCCTCAGCCATCAGCATGGGGCTAGACCTTTCATAGGCAGGGGTGTCCATCATTAATTCCGCACTTACTGGGCGCTGTGTAGGGGTAGCGTATTGGGTCTTATCAATCATCCCTTGGGGGTATAAACCGCCTTGAGGGTTCATAGCCGTGTTCATTTGGCTCATACGCTCTACAGGACCTCCATTGGCTAATCGCATAATCCCGCCTTCGGCAGCTGTTGTATAGTCCCTATACTCAGGGCGATAAACACTTTCTGGGGCATAGGTAGGCTCAGACCGTCTGAATTTAGAAGGGTCGAAACTGCTTACGTAGTCTTCTTCACCAGGCACACCGAACTTATCTCGCTCGGCTTGCATTAATCCGCCAAGCAAAGAAGTACCGCCGATTACGCCTAATCTTGTATTAGATAGCGCAGGAGCCATGCCAGTAAAGTTTCCTGGAAGAGAAGCGACCCCACCAGGCATAGTAGCGGCACCACTAGCGTACATCCCAGGGGTATACCCAGCAACACCTAAACTACCTCCTAAAGCCCCAGAACCACCACCAACAGCGCCAGCTCCACCAGCACTTAAAGAACCAAAAGTGGTTCCGGCAGTAGGAGCGGCTAAAGAACCAAAAGTGGTCCCGGCAGTAGGAGCGGCTAAAGAACCAAAAGTAGAAGGTGCGGCAGAACCAGCCAAACCAGTAACGGTAGGAGAAAGAGACCCAACCGCAGTACCACCAGCAGCACCGCCAGCAGCCCCACTCGCCCCACCAGCCGTAGCCCCTGAAGCACCGCCCGCAGCAGTTCCACCAGCCGCACCAAAACCAGCTCCTAGACCGCCACCAACAGCACCCATAGCACCGCCAGTTAAAGCGCCTTTAAGTGGGTCTCCACCTTGAATAGCCGCACCAGCGCCGCCAGCCGTCGCTCCGACCGCAGCACCAATTAACATCGCCTCGCCTACACCGGTTCCCATAAGATATACCTCGCCTAATTTAAGTAGTACTTTATCATTGTTATGTATTTGTTGGAAGCCTAGATACAAAGGTTATTGACCCTAATGCGGATGGTGCAGCTGGTCTGGCGTACGGGCTAGTTTGCGCAGGTAAATGTTCTATATAAATACCGTCTGTTGCGGGGGAGGTATCGTAGGCTTGGTTGGTCGCCCAGTACAGTTCTATCTCGTCCCCAGCATTTACGGAAAACACTACCTCTGAATAGCCACAAACATAACTAAAAACACCAGCGCTTTTACGTGCGGGTACAGTAAATATGGTTGTTGAATTAGGCACATCTACAAATCCAGAACCCGTGTTTACCTTTAACCATACCGCTGCATCATGGGCAGAATTGTCGGTGTTTGTAAACTGGAGACTATATGTAATTTTGTATATCCCAGACACCTCAGCAGTAGCAGTCCCAGGAGCGGCTAAAGTAAACCCATTACCACTATCTAGCGTATTCCATGTAACTACTGTAGGGGTGTTTGAGGCAGTAGCAAGCTGGTCTGTGTTATCGGATGCAGCAATATGTGGAAAGCTAATTCCGCCCCCACCTGACGTATTTAATAGGCCAAATCCAAAGTTATCAATCTCATTAAAATATAAACGCAATACGTTATTAAGCTGATCTAGGTATAGCTGGCGGTACTCTACGGGCGCAATCGGCAAGTTAGGCGCTTTTGGCGGCCTAAGATCAAGAGTTTTTATTTGTGGGTTAATTGCCATTAACGTCTGCCGTCATTACGTATATCAATCCGTGGGCTACCTAACTGCCACGCTACACCAAGGGTAGTTGACTCGATCCTAAAGGCAAGTTGACGACCCCGCAGGCGAGTATATACCTGCCCCGTAAACTCTTGAATGTTATAGACATTTGTGCTGGAGTAGTTGTCACTGCTTACTACTCCAGGGTTATTAGCTGCGCCGTATGGGGCACCTGAGTTTTGACGGGGTTTGACTGTCATTGTTACCGACGGCTGATTTACATTTGACCCAGTAAAGTTAATGTCTGGCAGGATGCGCCATACAAAACCAAAGTTATGCCCGTCACCGATGTCAAAGTCAGACGACTGCACATAGGCATTAATAGGCACGGGGGTTTCCCCTGATACATCATCTACCGCGGATTCGTGAAATAACATCCTTCTGTTGTAATCAGCAGCCATTGGATATTGGCGAATACCCGAATCTAGCCAAGCCGTTCTAGCCATAGTGCCGTAATACCAAGTGCGCTCTAAGTAATTATAGATAACATACTTGTCAATGTTGTTTGAGCCTTGTGAGCAGTAGAACCACCAGATTTCGCTATACCCCTCGTTAGAACCACAGAACACTTGGAACGCTTGTTCCTTATTAATGTCATTAAAGATGTACTGCCAGAGCGAGCAAGGTAAAGTTTCTACTCGGCCTGAATAAATATAGAACTTATCCACACCCATCCAATAAGTTACGTTATTTACCGTAATCGCCGCATTTGGCGACATGATGGAAATGTTGTCCTGCAATATCTGAAAACCCCAGATGTATGGTGGTCCTAAGTACTGCATCGAATAAATGGCGGAATCAGTCCAAACCAAGATTTCCTGACGGGTATTGCGAGCGCACATAATAAATGAGCCACTAGAAAGCCTAAACTCGCCTGACTGGTTTGTCACTGCAGGTACCCATTCGTATGGGTTTTCTTGATCTGACCAACGAACTAATAAGGGGTCAAAATCAGTATTTGCCGTTACTGGGTCATAAGGGTTTGCGCCAAAACAGATAACAAAACGTTGAATTGCCGAGGCCACTATCTGATTAGTTTCAGTAGGAACCCTTGTACCGTCATATCCAGCAGCGGTAGATTGAGCCGCTAAAGACTGTGCTCTAGTGTCTAAACCCCCTGCTGTAGTATCTGGGTATTGTTGCCCTACTGGAATCCAATAAAAAACACCGCCTCCACGGGGCGCAATAAATAACTGCTGTCCATAGTTATCGTTAGTCCAAAGACGTAACTGTTGACCAATACCTGATGTAAACCCTTCACCCCAACCATGAGTGCCTGTTTCAGTATAGGCAATAACGTTACCACCGCCCCCAGCTACGTTAGATGTTGCGTTAGCCTGAACCGTGATGGTATATGCGTTGGCATTAGCCACCGTGGGGTAAAACAATGTATTTAAAAGAACTGCGGAAATGCCACCTGTTGCCGTAGCATTAGAAAAAATAACCGCTTGCCCGTTAGTTAAACCGTGGGCTGTTTGGGTTACTACAACAGAATTACTACCATTAGTTGTAGTAAAAGGATTGGTTAGGCTTGTTGTTATACCTGTAACAGGCCAAGGACCTGCACCCCAACCGGTCCCTAGGGTATATGTGTTAAGACCAACAGGTTGTTGGTAAGCGGCTATAACGGTATTTCCTCCGCCAGTATTGCTTGCATTAGCCGTAACCGAGATTGTTATTGTATAAGCTACTGTATTAACGGAAGAAGCTACTACGTACTCTTGGTTAAGAATAGTGCCTGTTATGTTAGTTCCTGTTACTGTATTGGCACCCGAAAAGGTTACATAATCCCCAACGCTGGGGCTATATTGCCCATCTACTACGGTTACTACATTAGACCCACTAGTTACCACAAAGCAGTTATTTAACGCTGGGCTAGATTCATACACAACGGGGGTAATATCATAATACGTACCGCCTTGCTCAATATAGTACTTAATGTTTGTACCAACACCTAAATAATTAGATCCATTAATTGCAAGCCAGTTCCACAAAGATCTTGCTAAACCCAGAAACTGGGCGTTAGCCATACGGCTCCAGCCGCCAATCTTTTCAGGAAATCCAGAACGAAAGCGCACCTTATCGGCATCATACCAACCACCTTCGTTAGAGTAGTCAGTACCTTCTCGATTGAGTCCTGGGCGGAACTGAAGTTTTTGTAATGGCATGCGGGTTTACCCTAGGAAAATGAACGTGTACCTTGCTTGTCAATGATAAGCGCTTGTCGGCGTGGTGTCATGTCTTTTGTGTTGGGTACCGAAATATGCGTCCAGCCGCCAGCTTTAGCTTCTGGGTTATAAAACTCACGAATAATCTGGTCAAACTGAATATCAGAAGCAATAATGGCACGGCAAACCTCATCAGGGTTCATACCTGGCACACGAATATCTGCAGCACACCCAACACGATGTTGTGACGAATCTCGAGAACCTACACCATCATTTACTTGTTTAGAGCGGAAAGCGCTATTAATCATAATTGGCTTATTCAGTAAAGCACGAACTTGCTCAAGCATTTCCGCCAAGCGTACTAAATTGGCAATCTCAGATGCGTTGGGGGTGTTGTCCCAGTTGTTGCGCTCTGCGGTTTCGGAAGCAGTTAATTCTTCTAATGAGAAATGTTCAGTTAGTTTGGTCATTTTTTCATTAAATCCTGTATTTCTTTATTTTTGTCTTTACTACCTTGGCTTGAACCAAAGTAGAACGATAGAACTTGCCCAGCAGAGCTAGTAATAAACCCAAGTGCAAAGATAACCATTTGTTGCTGGTCTACGGGTACATCACGGAACATCAAGATAGCAATAAAAGTAAAGGCTAGGGTGACTGTTCCTAGGGCTAGGATAGGTACGACCGCTTTATCCAGCTTTGTGGCGTGTTCTGAGGTCGCTACAGCAGAATATGCTTTACGGGCAGAATCCCTATCGGCTGCGTCTAATTTGGCGTACTCAAGGTCAAGCTCTTTGAGCTTCATTGTCATTTCAGGATTACCTTGCAGTGCAGCAGTTACACCCTCAATGGTGTCATCAGGGATACCAAGTTTAGAAGCAATCCAGCCCACAGCAGCTCCGCCAGCAGGACCAGCAACAGCAGTAGCCAG